AGTGCTTTCGATAGAATCAATGTTCGTAGATTGTTCATTGTTCTAGAAAAGGCAATTGCAACTGCATCAAAGTATTCACTCTTTGAGTTCAATGATGCGTTCACCAGAGGACGTTTTGTCTCCCTCATCTCACCTTTCCTTGAAGATGTCAAGGCAAGAAGAGGTGTGGTTGATTTCAAGGTCGTTTGCGACGAATCAAACAACACACCAGAAAGAATTGATAGAAACGAATTCTGGGCTGACATCTACATCAAACCAAATCGTTCAATCAACTTCATTCAGTTGAACTTCATCGCAACTAGAACTGATGCTAGTTTTGAAGAGATAGGTGGGTAATATTTGATTATAAATATTTGTTATACCATAGGTATTTTTAAAGACAAGGAGAAAAAATGTCATTACCAAATGTAAACGAGTTTAGAAATAGATTGGCCTTGGGGGGAGCAAGAGGAAACTATTATCTAGTTTACGGTCCAACCATCGGAACAGATATGGCTTACTTGGCTAGATCAGCAGCTCTTCCCGCTGCTTCCGTAAATGTTGTTCCCGTATTCACCCCCGGCGGTAGACAACTAAAGTATGCCGGTGAAAGAACCTTTGAACAATGGACAGTTGGTGTATACAATGATACTCAAATGGTTACTAGAAGAAAATTCGAAGTGTGGCAAACACGTTGTGCTAACTGGGGTGATCCAATCGGCGCTGACGCCCTTGGCGCTTATGCTGCTTCCGACTGGATTGTTACTCAGTTGAGTAGAAGTGGTGTTCCAACAAGAAGTTATAGATTCTACAACATGTGGCCAAGTGCTTTGTCTGCTATTGAACTTTCGTTTGACGAAAAATCAGAGATTGAACAATTTGACGTTACATTTGACTTCTCACACTTCGAGCCAGTTGGTGGAAATCAACAAATTGACAACATCATTTCTGGCGTCACAGAAGGAATTAGAGGAGCCCTTGGATTAGGAAGCGCAGCTAATGCTATCGCTACTTCTGCAACATTCCTCTCTGAACTTCAAGGACAGCAGATCTCTAGTGGTAACGCTGATTCTGATGCCTTTGATGGTTCAGACGCTCCTAGCTAATTAAATTTGTGATATATGATAAAGGATAGTAAATGGCTTTTGAATTATTTGGACTGAAGTTTGGAAAAACTAAAGAGGAGAAGGAAGACAATAAACTGTCTTCCTTCGTTCCTCCTGATACTGATGATGGTGCTGTAATAGTTGAGTCTGGTGGGTTTTATGGTCAATATGTCGATTTGGATGGATCCACAAGAAGTGATTATGAACTGATTCAGAAGTATCGTGACATGTCTCTTCACCCCGAGTGTGAGACAGCAGTAGAAGAAATTGTGAATGAGTGCATTGATACCAATGACCAAAAAGATGCTGTCCGAATAAATTTGGATAGAACACACTTGGAACCAGAAATAAAGAAGATGGTTTCAAAGGAATTTCAAAATGTCTTGGAGATGATGCAATTCAATACGAAAGGTTATGAACTTTTTCGCAGATGGTACATTGACAGTAGATTGTATTTTCACATCTTGGTGAATCCAGAAAACACCAAGAAAGGAATTGTCGAACTTCGTTACATCGACCCATTGAATCTTCAGAAGATTCGTGAGTATAAGAAGGAGACAAGACCAGATGGAAGTAAATTGATTGGTGGGGTTGAAGATTTTTATGTGTTTCACAAGTATGTTTTTCCGGGTTCGCAAAAGAACTTTGCGACAGCTCCAGATGTTGAAGGTTTGAGAATTTCTCCCGATGCGATTGCTGCGGTGAACTCTGGACTTTATGATACGAGAAACAAGAGAATTGTTGGGTATCTACACAAAGCAATCAAATCGTTGAATCAACTTAGAATGATGGAAGACGCCGTGGTGATTTATAGAATTTCCCGTGCGCCTGAAAGAAGAATATTTTATGTGGATGTTGGTAACTTACCAAAGCAGAAAGCTGAACAATATCTTCGTGATTTGATGAATAAACACAGAAACAAACTAGTTTATGACGCAAATACTGGTGAGATTCGTGACGACAAGAGATTCATGACGATGCTTGAAGATTATTGGATGCCTCGTCGCGAAGGTGGAAAGGGAACTGAAATTTCCACACTCCCCGGCGGACAGAATCTTTCGGAAATGGAGGATGTGAAGTATTTTCAGAAGAAACTGTACAAGTCTCTGAATGTTCCAGCATCTCGTCTTGAAAGTGAAAATGGATTTACCTTGGGTAGATCGACAGAAATAACTCGCGATGAAGTGAAGTTTTCCAAGTTTGTAAGTAGGTTGAGAACAAAATTCAGTGAAGTCTTTTATGATTTGTTGGGTAAGCAAGTTGTTCTTCGTGAAATAATGTCGAGAGATGAATGGGAGGATGTGAGACCAGATATTTATTTTGACTTCAAGAAGGATACATATTTCAGTGAATTGAAGGAAGCAGAACTTCGCAAGGACAAGGTTGATGAACTGATGAACATGACACAGTATGTCGGTAAGTTCTTCTCATATGCATGGATTCGTAAGAATGTTCTGAAACTTACCGATGAAGAAATCGAGAAGATGGAAAGTGAAATTGATGATGAACGTAAGAAGGGAATGATACCACAGGATCAGTCGGAATACGGACTATGAATAAAAAGATAGAGGAAATAATCAATAATGTTTTGGAAGAAGATTTTGAATCTTTCAAGAAAAATATATTGTTGGCTATTTCTGAAAAAATAGACATGTCGTTTGCGAATAAAAGAGAAAAGGTTTCTCATGAAATCATGGGTGTAACAGAAACTGCAAATGCTTCTTCACCCGATCAAGCAAAAGCAAGTGCCGAACTCACAAAAGCTGATGCGGAAAGACAAGCTCTATTTGTTGATCCTATGATGGCAAAAGAGTTCTTCTTGTTCGATATAGATTACAAAGGTCATGTCATAACAATCAAAAGTTTGGGAACAGGAATAGGAAAACCTGTCGTGAGGATTGAAAACAATAAAATATCTGAGAAAGACCGACGACCATATAAGAAAATTGGAAGCTGAAAAAGAAAAAGAAGATGAAATAACTGCTGATTTGGTTTCTGCTGAAAAACAAAAAAGTGGAAGCAATAAAGATAAATAAACAATAAATCTTTGGAGAAGATATGTTAAACGAAGAAAAAATGACAGAATATCAAAAATTTTTCATGGGAGCTTTGAAGAAGTTTGGAGTGAATTCTCCCACCGAATTCAAGTCTGAAGACGAGAAGAAAAAGTTCTTCAATTACGTTGACAAGAATTGGACTGGTGAAAAGAGTGAAGAACTCGAAGCACATGAAGATATAGTTTCCGAAGCAAACGCATTCCTCAAGGCTCGTGCTGCAGCAATTTGGGAAGGAAACGACGAGTTCGAGTTCAACGGAAAGATTTATCCTGTGGTTAAAGTAGCAGAGGAAGAGAGTGAATGAAATCATTTTCACACTATCTTTCAGAAGATTACGATGGGGAGATGGCAATCTCTCAGCTTCGTTCCATCATTGAAAATGCAAACGAATTGTTGAGTATGATGAGTTCGGAAACCAATCTTGAGCCTTGGGTTCAGAGTAAACTCACGAAGGCACAAGATTATGTTTCAGTGGTTCACGATTACATGAGTCATAATCCAGATAGTTCAGTGGAAGAAGGTTCACTTCTTCCTTCGGAAAGAAATGACCAAAGAAACTATAGAAAAACTTCTTCTGGCTCAAAGGTCGGAATGAAGTATTACAACAAAATGAAAAAACCAAATGCAAAACCAGATGCGGCAGCATCATTCAAAGCAAAGCAAGTTCATAAAGGAAAGTATCATGCCTGAAAATCACACTGAAAATATGATTAATTCTGTTCTCAATAAGAATGCAGTAGATTTCAAAAATCATCTTGATACCGCAATGAGTGAAAAGATTGCCGCTGAGCTTCGTGACAAGAAGACAGAATTGGCAAACTCCATGTTCAAGGAAAACAATTCCAAGGAGATGCAGAGCACCATTGTTGGAAAGAAGAAAAGAGAGAAGGCAGAAGATGAAAACGACCTTGCTATGAAAGGTTCAGAGGTAACAGAGGAAGAAGAATGAAAAAATTCAAAGACCTTAGAGAAACCATAAAGACTGTTGAACTCTCTGAGAAGAGTGATGTTTCCTTTGAGACAAAGGATTCCAAGACAGCTGAGATGGTGAAGAAAGAACTTTCAAAGATAGTCAAGGCCGACTTCAAGATGAACAAGAGTGGTTCAAAGTATGTTGTTACCGTGACTCCTCGTTCTTCATCGGACGAGAGAGTTGTGAGATCTTTTCTGGATGATGCTGAAATAGAAACATTGAAGGATGAATTCATTTCTTCTTTGATTCGCAGCAAGGACATAAGAGAAGAATATACTTTGAAAAATTCCTCTGGAGAAGAAGTGACCATAACTCCAGAAATTTCAGAGAAAATAGTGCATATACACGATAATCTTTCAAGAGAAAATCAAGAAGTTTTCATGGATATGTTGGTTCATTCAAGAGAAACATTTGATCAAGTTGTGAATTTTTGTGAGTCATACTCAAAGAGATAAGAGGTAACGAATGGCATATACGACTATAACTTCAACACATAAAAAGTTTTCTGCTATTTTTACAGGAACTACCACGTTAGATTCTTCATCAGCTATTTTTGGGGGAGTTACCGCAGAACCTTCAACATTTGGGTTCAATAGAGCTTTCGTTGACAGTGGACAAACTGCTACTCTTACTTTTCATGGTGTGGGTGAACTTGTTCTACCTGCTGGAACAACGAATTTCAGAGGAAATGAAATTCCATTTGGTTCCTTTACAGGATGTACTGGAGTAACTATAAGTGTTTCCAGTGGAAGTGCTGTTTTGGAATTCAGTGGAGTTCCCGCAACAATATCGGAAGATTACTTTAAGTAAGGACAATCAGACATGAAACTATTCAGAGAAATAAACGAGGAAGTTGAAATTCTCACCGAAGAAACGGAAAAGGGTGAGAAGAAGTATTTCATTGAAGGAGTGTTTCTTCAAGGAAATCTCAAGAATCGTAATGGAAGAATATATCCAATGGAAATTCTTGACAAGGAAGCTTCCAGATATTCAAAGAGTTTTATAGAACAAAAAAGAGCTTTTGGTGAGTTGGGGCATCCCGATGGACCAACGATCAACCTTGAAAGAGTTTCCCACATGATTACTTCTCTTCGTAGAGAAGGTGAAAACTATATCGGAAAAGCAAAAGTGATGGATACACCATATGGCAAGATCGTCAAGAACTTGATTGATGAAGGCGCTAAGTTGGGTGTTTCTTCAAGAGGAATTGGTTCACTTGAAGAAAAAAGAGGAGTCAACTTTGTGAAGGACGATTTTCAACTTGCAACTGCGGCAGATATTGTTGCAGATCCTTCGGCTCCAGATGCTTTCGTGAATGGTATTTTAGAAGGCAAGGAATGGGTCTATGAAGCAGGACTTTTGGTTACTAGAAATGCTTCTAGAGCAGAAGAGATGGTGGAAGATACGAAGAAGGAAATCAAGAGAATTCGTTCAGTAAATCCAAGAGTAGTGGAAGAAAAGGCAGTAAATGCGTTTTCTCGTTTCATGCAAAATCTTTAATATTATAAATAAATATTAGAATCAAGGAGTAATTTCATGGATATTCAAGAAACAGCAAAGAGTCTGCTCGAAGCCGAAGAAACGGCAAAAAGTGCAGCAACCAAACCAAAGTTCACTCACTCCGTAAAGGGTGGAAAGCACAAGGATTCAGAAGGTCTTGAGGGTTCAACACAAGGAATGCCTCCTGAAGGTTCTGAAGAAGACACATTTCAAGCAAATGTTGCTTCCAAGGAATCTGAAAGACCAACTGATGAAAAGATGCCTGGCAAGAAGGCTGGAAAACTCCGCAAGAAGGATTCCATGACCGATCCAGAGAGTGAAGTTGAAACTGAAATTGATTATCTCGATGATAATCCAGGCAAGAAGGCCGCAGAGAAGGTTGGAAAGACAACCAAGTTGACCAAGGAAGATGAAGACAATGATGATGAGGAAGTCGTTGAAGAAGAAATTTCAATCGACCATCACTTGGAAGCTCTTTTCAATGGTCAAGATCTCACCGAAGAGTTCAAGGAAAAAACCGCAACCATCTTCAAGGCAGCAGTCAATGAAAGAGTTTCCGCAGTT